CGATATCGCGGCCGTCCATGCCACTATTTGATCCTCGGACGCTACCGGTTTCGGATGCTCGATCGGTTGCAAGTTGGATCGTTCTTCCTTCGACCAAAGATCCAGCGCGACACCGAACCGCATAGCCGCTACCCGGATAGCATTCGAGATTGCACCTTTTCGCCGATCGAAGAAATCGGATCCTTGTGGCTCCCCGTATCCCAACCGGGTAACCCCGCATACGGTGAGGCGGATCCAGAGCCCGCCTTTTTCGTCAAGTTGGGGCAATCCCTGATCGTCGAAGGAAAGCGGTTCCCAATTCCATGCCGGATCCACCTGCAATAGTCGGTCGGTGACGGCCGCGTGATCGACATAAGCCAGACTTATTCCGGCCTTCGGGAGCTTCGAAATCACCGACGGCGGGAACGGTTCCCGAAGCTTCGCCGCCTGTTCCGGTGTCATACGCAATCCCTGACCTTCGCCCCGATCGTCAGCGCATGAACCGCTGACCAATGGTGCAAACCCTCGAACCCAGGCCGCTTCGGAAATGGATTCAAAACGAAAGCAAAAACTTCATCCTGGACATAACGTGGGGCATTACTAGCCCGCTTATCTGCCCATTCCGGATAACCCGCCTCCGTTGCGTAATGCTTCCAGGTCGACTGTATGAATTGGTAAGCCCCCGAACCGTAAGGCCCGTCAGCTTCATAGTTGCCGCGGGATTCCCGCCACATGATGCACTTACGAACCCTCTCGAATCTTTCCGAATTCGAGTAGTGAGCTCCCCGATATTGAGAATCGGGAAGATCGTTCGGGCCTTGAGCTACAACGGCAGCGAAAATCAAACTATCCAACATGGACGTTCCTTCCGTCATGGGCATCATCACCGCCTCGAGTGAGGCATCGGGCGTATCCGATCGAGTAGGACCAATACGCAAGCAGAGCTGACCAGGTGAGAAACGACAGGATTTCAATCACGGTTTTCCTCCCGTTGTGACCGGCCCCGCAGGAAGGCAGATACGGGGCCGGCCACGCTATGGAATTTTCGTGCCTTCCAGGTGGCGGGCCGAAGGGGGATCGACCCGCCACGGAAATATTATGGACTCCGTATGACAATCTTGTCTACGACACGCCGGGAAAATAGGAAATGCCCCCGGGGAAAGCGGGCCGGGGGCATTCCAGCGGGAGGAAACCGCAAGCGGATACTACTATGGTGCTTCTTCGAACCATTCTTCTAAGTCCGGTTGAAGGTTCCGTTCCGGATCCAGCTCGAGGTGAGCCGTGAATCCTAGGGATTTCGGTTCCTCTTTTTCCTCCGGGGCATCGGCGGCCACGAATGCCGCCACGGACGCACCTAGCCTTATTAGGCGGTAAATGTCCCGCTTCGATAGTTCCAGGCCGTCGATCAAGATTTCGACCTCTCCGACCGTTATTTTCGTTTTCACCGGTCGAGGGCCTCCGCTATCAGGATATATCCGATTGAGTCTAGGTAATGGTCCCGGTCGTAACGGTTTCGAGATCGGGCTAATTTCATCAGGACTAGCATTTTTGCGGCATCCCCGGGCGTAATGTCCGTTTTGAGGTAAGCGGTCCACATTTGGGCGATTCGGGTAAGTGTGTCCCCGAAGTCCCCATGAGTTTCGGCCCGGGGTCCATGAATCGCGGCTATTGCGTCACTTGTGAGCTTGTGATCGACCATGGATCCTCCCGAAAAATATTTTGAAAAATCTTGAAATTGACTTGACACCGGTTCCCGGTCCTGTAGTCTTATCTACATAAGGCAAGACCAACTAGGGGAGGAACCCAAAATGACATACCAAATGCCGGAAGCCCGAGTAGGCCAAAACTACGTCGCCGGATACCGCCCGCTTCGGGAGATCTCCGCCGACATCCGTAAGGCAATCGCCACCGCCAAGACAATGGGGCAAATTCCCGCCGACATCAAAGTTTCGGTTCGGGTCCGGGATGGACTTGCAATAGACGTAAAGCTTTCCGGATGGGATCGTGACCAGCTGATCGAAGCCCCGGAAAATTCCTGGGATTACGCCCGATCAACTGCCGCCGCGACTGCGGTCCGGAATCGGGTCGAGGCCATTCGGGAATCCTTTAACCGGGACGCTTCCGATCCGATGGTCGATTATTACGAAGTCACCTACTACGGATCGACTTCCTGGATAGTTCCGAACTAGTCGAAACGGGCTCCGGCCCGTCGTGCGGATAGCCTCCCGCACCTGATGAGACAGGCGAAAGGAAAGCGAAATGGATACAACCAAGCTCCGCTGGGTAAAGTCGATTAATGGTGGAGAATTCACCTTCACCCCCGACGGCCGCACAATCATGGAAATCGCCGGCGCCTATTTTGTATTCGATGTGAATGATTTCGTGACCGGCCAATATGCGACCAAGGCCGAAGCAATCCAGGCGGTGACGGCATGATCACCTGCACAACTTGTGGAGCAGACACGGACAAGCTCGAAATCTTTCCCGGGAATGTGTGTCTATCTTGTTGGGCCGTTTGCCCGGAAGGAATGCGTATGCCTACTGCCGAGGAATTAATAACAATGTGGGGAGGTGGACGATGAACGAACTAATCGACCGGATGACCGAAGCGGGGCACGAATGGACCGAAGCCCGCGAGAAGTTACGACGGCAGGGAACCTACGCCTACGGCCTCATAGTGGCCGCCCACGCCCAAGGAATCCCGGAAACCCGCATAGCCGCCCTCATGCAATGCGACAGAATGACCGTTCGAAGGGCACTCGGCAAGCGTTAAACGATAGCGAAATCCTGCCACCGCCGGCCGGCCGTAACGAAAGTTATAGCCGCCGGCGGTGCATCATGATTCCCCTTGTGACTCCACCACACGGAACCACCATCGAGGGAACCGGTTTGCATCCACGTTACTTCCGCAAACTGTTCGATCCGCAAATGGTGATAATGACCGCTTATCACGATGTCTGCCTGCCCGATCGGATCCCGGGCAAGGGCCTTATTAGCAAGCCACCCGGCCATTTTGTTTTTCGTTTGATGACCGTGAAGGATGCCGATCCGGGTGCCCTCGAGGTCGACGCACAAATGCAGCTGATCACGGCCCGGAAGGAACCAAGTCACTTCCCGGCCGGCGGCCGCCATAACGTCGGCAACCTGGGCCGCACCTTCCACCGCCCAAGAATCGTCATACCGGGATGCCATTTGATTACCGACCCGTAGGGCCTCATCATGATTTCCACCCACGACGATCACGGAAAGCTCATCAGTCATATCGGAGAAGGCTTGCACCTGATCTAGAAGCAACCGCCGGTATACCCGGATTTGTTCGGTCAAGGTGAGATCGAGCCGGCCGATCAGATTCCCGCCCTGCGAATTCACTCCCTCGATACAGTCACCGGCCCACGCTAATAGAACCGGGCCCGCCTTTCCCGCCTTACGAAGCTTCCTGTACCGGTCGGCGGCCCGTTCCAGGGATCCATAGAACCGGCCCACCGTGCCTTCCGTACCGTCCCCGTCCGGTTTTCCTAGTTGCAAATCACCGGCCGCAAAAACAAAAAGCCCCGGCCCACCGGCCGGGGATTCCCTAGTTTTCTTTTTCGCATTCTTCAACAAATCTTCGACGTCGATCGATCGAATCGACGGTTCAATCACCCACCGGCATCGAACAATCGGCACGGTAACCGCGTCGTCCCCTTGAGCCTGTCGAGTCCAGGCGGCCGGATCATGCCGCACCTCGACCAGGCGGGCCCGGAAACCGTCCGGGATGTCGACACCCATAGCCGGCAGCAATCCCGCGGGATCACCGTCCGGGATCGGGCCGCTTGTGACGATCCTCGACCCGTCCGGTTCGAACCGTATTCCCGGTTCCCAACCCCGCGGGACCGCCTCGGAATGCCGACCCGTATTCCCGGCCGCCGCCAAATCGTTAAGGCTTTTCGCTAGGCTCATACCCTAGACATTCCTTCCGCCGGTGACGTTTCACCGATCCAGAAAGCACCGGGAAACCTTCATCCTTAAGGATCCGCGTAATTTCTGCGGAAGATATCGGCCCATCGAGAGCCCGAAGCAGAGCTTCCCGATCCTCACTAGACATCACAACCAGCATTCGGCAAACCGAACACTTAGGCAGAAGATCGACGGCCGCAAACCGATCGGCAAGACTCATAGCCCGAGAGCCGCCGCCCATTCTTTCCGTTCGTCAGGATCCGTCGACAGAATCGGCAGCGGGAAAAGATCACCGTTCCGGTCACCGGCCTTCGTGAAAGAAACGTGAATATGGGCCGTGTGACCGTAGCCTTTACCCCGCCACTTCCAGAACCAGCGCCGATAGGTGCCCGACGCAAGTTGATTTTCATAAACTACATAAAGGATCCGATCGGCACCCGGCAGACTCGAGCCGGCATAAGCGACCAGCTGATCCGCTAATTCCTTTGCCGTGGCACCGTTACGGTCCCGGCCCCGGCCCATGTTTTCGTCGATGTCGATAGCCCGAACCCAACCATTTTCGTCCGGATTATGTTGCGACGCGGAACCCTTCTTACGGTGCCGTGCGTCCCCTATCCATCCATCACTACGACGAGAACGGTTCGGGAACCTCTGATTAATCTGCAATCGCAGAGTTATCCCGGCCGAACAAAGTCGAGGATTCATGACTCGGGATGGGTATTCGCAAACGCAAGGCCACCGATAAACACCGCATTAGCCAATCCGAGAAGGGCCACGGCCAATTCATCGGACACCCAACCGGCGATAACCAAAACCGGGATCGAGGCCGCAGAAATTCCGTAAAGGTACTTCCGCCATTTCGTGGGAATATTCGGCATTCCTTCTCCCTTACAGATCGTTATTCAGGTGGTAGGTAACGTGGTCGTCGATCTTGTGCCGAACGTCCCGCACCTCGGACTCGATCCGGTTGAGTTGATCCTTCACCGACGTGCCGCCGTTCGGTTGCAGCGTCTTGCTGATGGCAATCTGCGTGCGGATCAGCCACAGGATGCCGCCGAGGATGGCGGTCGTCAGGATCACCAGCGGCACGAGGTCGGCGGGTGCGTCGAAGTTCACGACTCCGGCTCCGGCTCGGGTGCGACCCACTCGCCGTCAACGAGGACAAAGCCAGGTGGCACGAACTCGTCACGCTCAGAGTCGTAAGCAAAACCCGCGCCTGGGTAAAACTTGCGTCGGCTTCCCAAGTACGAACAGTCCAGCCAGGTTCCCGGCAGTCCGATGGCGTTGCAGTATTCGGTCACCTTCGCGTCGTCGTCGTCCATGAACGGGATCACGATTACTTCACGGACGATGCCGTCCTCGACGCGGGCAGCGTGTGCGTTGTGGTATGTCATTAGGTCCTCACTCGGATGATTACGACACCGGAGCCGCCAGAACCGGGGGTCCCATTATTCTGCGCCCCACCACCGCCGCCCCCAGTGTTTGCGGTTCCGCTGTTGTTGCCGCCATTACCGCCGCCGCCAGTGCCACCAGTGCCACCGCCGCCCAAGGTACCAAGCCCGCCACCACCACCGCCAGCGCGAGTAACCGACGTGCCGGTGATGCTAGAGGCAAGACCGTTACCGCCGTTGCCCCCTGCTCCAGCAGTGCCGTTACTTCCTGCTGCTCCAGCACCGCCGCCACCGCCGCCACCGTCAGTTACGGTGTCAGTGCCGTTACCGTTGCCTCCATTGTTGCCTTGACCAGTAATGCCAAGTCCCCCAGCATTGTTACCTCCAGAACCATTTCGCCCCCCGCCACCGGAGCCCCCATTCATGCCAATACCTATGCCATCAATAGGTCCTGGGCAGCCAGCGCTACCTCCACCAGCGGATTCCACTAGCGAACCAAGAGATGAAGCGGAACCTATTCTCGTGCTATGTGCTGCTCCCGCGCCTACGGTGACCGTGTAACTCCCAGCAGCCAGATACAGACTATTCACTTCTTGATATCCACCTGCACCACCGCCACCATGCCCATATCCGCCTTGATTAAGAGCAAACTTACCGCCTGCCCCACCTCCCCCCACAGCCAACACGTCTGCCAGGCCCGCCGTGGTGACTGTCGCCGTTCCTGACGCGGTGAACTCGTACCAAGCGAAGGCAGTCCCGCCCGACGTGTACGTCCCGCTCGGTGTATTCGACAGCACCGCGTTCGGCACACCACCCAACGCCACCCACGCGGTCCCGTTGTAAACCTGCACCGTGCCGCCACCGATGTGCGTCACCATGCCAGCAGACGGTGACGGCAACGCGGAACCACGCGCCGCCGTGCCGTTGAAGTTCATGACGGCTTGGTCCATGAAGAAGTCCTGGACCCGCGCAGCAGTAAGTACCTCGCCAGCGGTGAATGTGCGGAACCCGCCACCTGTCATCTCATACTCCTAAAGGTTGACCCATGCCGTGCCGTTGTAAACCGTGACCGTGCCGCCGCCGACGTGAGCGACCATTCCCGCAGTAGGGGAGGGAAGTGCCGAGCCGCGTGCCGCAGTCCCGTTGAAGTTCATCACCATCTGATCCATCAGGAAGTCCTGGACGTTGGCAGCGGTTAGAACCTCGCCAGCGGTAAAGGTACGGAAACCAGCGCCAGACATCACGCCTCCCTAGAAGCCAAGTTGGTCGTCGTCGAGTTGCCCGAACAGGGATGAATCAAGAATGAAGGACGCCTCAGCGCGAGACATCGTTAAAGTCACGTTGTGCTCCCCGGGGGAAATGTTGTGACTAATCCTATCCAAAACCGCATATTGGGTAATAGCAGATCCGACCGTCGGAGTGAACGTCACTTGCAGCGGGGAACCGACATCGAGCCGGGCTACGGTCGACTGTTGCGCCGTTCCAAGGGCATCCATCGAAACCGTGACTTCGTTAATGCGAAGTGAAGGATCCTTATACCGGGCCAGAAGATAATCCCCGAGAGTCCCCATATCGGCATCCGTGTTAAACAGAAGCCCCGTTTTTGAGAGCTCACTAACCCCGTAGGTTGTCTGCGAAGTAGCGTCAACATCGACGGCGGTTCCACCGTTATTCCGCGTCAAAGTGATTTCGTTATAGATCTGCTCGGATCCGTAATCGATGCTTACTTCACGGAAAGGGATCCCGGTGCCACCGAAAACCGTAGGGTTTGAGAAGTTTTGGGATGCCTGCCGATCAGCAAAGGCGGCATTCCCGGCCCGATCCATGAAAAAGGTCCCGAATTCGGTATCGGAAACGGTTTGCAGATAGTCAAGGATGCTTGTGTTTGCGGCCGGTGAGTCGGCCTGCAACGTGACTTGTCCCGCGTCAAGATCCCGTTTCCCGGTCGGCCATGAAGCTTCCGTGAGGGCAACCCCGACCCGGGCCCCCGACAATTGGGAGGTTTTCGCGGCCGTTCCGATCGTCACCTGGGAAAGCAAAAGGAACCCATCGACGCATTCCGCCGTAGTCGTATAGTCCCCGTCATTACGGAATTCCAGGTTCCAATCATCGACCAGGCCGTTAAAGATCGGTTCACTATTGAGAGTGATCGAAACGTTTTTCCGGGGCACGATGCTCGAGGAATACGGGCTCACGGCGGTGCCGGCCGTCGGATCGAATAATCGGGCCCGGTTGTCGAGGACGATCGAAGCGTTACCGGCCTGGGGCCTGTCGAGAACCCTCGACCGGCCGCGACTAATACTCACCGACCGGACGTATTGCGTAACGTCGACTAGGGAGAAAGCCCCGCCCAAGGTGAAAACCGTATTATCCAATACGCCTTGAACGGGATCATCAAGGGTAAAGAAATTAGTAACCCCGCCGGCACCCTCATCGAAAGCGAAAACTACT